TTAGGCTGCTATACCTGACACCTCATCCGGCTTCGTGTACAGCATCATGTCTGTATATTTAGCTTGATAGTTTACGCTTGCACTAAACTCCACTTTCCTGCATTCCTTGAATGGGCTGCCGACAAATGGGTTTCGGTCCATCCAGTCGCACAGTTCTAAAATGGAGGACTTGTTCGAGGTGAAGTACACGAACGAATGCCCTTTCAGAACGGTTAGTACATCCAGATAGTCAGCCAGACGCCAGAACATCTTGTAAGTACCCACCTCGGTGGAGAGGTACGGCGGATCAACCAGGAACACCACACCCGGAACATCTTTGTAACGTTTGAATACTTCCTTGTAGTCTTCGCTGGTTATAGTCAGTCCTTCCAGATAATCCTTTGCTTCGGGATAGTCTGTCTGCCGAATCCTATTGTAGATGGCTTCTTTCTTCATTCCTTCCAAACTGGTCACATATTTCATGGCGAACAACAAGGATGCGGAAACCGTGATATAATCCACGTAACCGTGCTCTTTTTCTTCCCTCTCAATACGAGCAAACATTTTATCGCGAACCTCCCCGGTTATACGTTTGTTTCTGGGTTCCCCTTCAGCTATCCGACGCAAATCGGATAACAGCACATTGGTGGCCGGGATATTTACAAGTCGGCAGCGGTAGTTGTCGAAGTCATTATACACAACGGTGGCATCAGGCCTGACACATTTGGTAATATGTGACAGCAGGCCCGAGCCGCCAAACAAGTCCACAAACACGGTGCTGTCCGGGAACTGTCCCAGCACCTTGATAAATTCCCTCGCAAACATGCGTTTCTGCCCCACGAAAGGAAGCGGGGCGGACAAATACATCTTTCTCATTTCATTCTGCTTTAAAACGGCCGCAAAGGTCCACAGAATAAACGAAAAACAGCGGGAAACATGAACTGTTCCCGCTGCAAGACATATACAGCAAACTACACGTTCAACCCGAAGCGGACCGTCTCGTCACCGGCGATCAGCGCACGGGTGCCCGGGATATTATTCTCGTAGATATGTACATTGCCCAGATAGAGAGTGATCGACTTCAAGGGAAGTTCTATCTGCCGCGCCATCAGGTACAGGTGGTAAATATCGGAAGGTAGCCCGAGGTTTGCGTCACTGCTGCGCTGGTAGGCGGACAGAACCAGTTCACCGCCATCTAACTGGAACTGTACCAGACTCAAACAGGGTGCCTGGTTGCTCTCGGCACCGGTTTCGCCCAGAAAAAGCACGTAGTTCTTGCTGTTGCGCCTCTCCCGGTTAATTTTCGCTATCAACGGAGGCAGCTTCTCGAAATAGGTCGGGTAACTGTTCACCAGGATGGAGCCGCAATAGTCCCACCAGTTGATGCCGGCCTCCCGGTACTTCTCCACGTTGCGCTCACCCTGCATAAATAACTGCAACTCGCTGCGGAGCTTCTTGCGGGCGATATTATGCCCCTCGAATATGTCAAGCAGGTCCGCCGGTGTCAGTGACAGCTGCTCGTTCAGAAGGTATTGTATATTTCCCTTCTTGTTGGTCTGTGTTTTCCCGTGGCAAGAATCTTGTCCAGGATACGGTAATACTTGTTCATAGCCATTTCCTCCTTCTAAATTTGAAACACCCTAAAGATAAGGGGAAACGGCACTCCCTACGACATAAAACAACCCGTTCACACTGCAAGCGTCTTGCAGTCGCTCTGGAATCGTTTCACCAAGGCATAAACCTTACGTTCGCTCACCGAATACTTTTCGGACAATACGGCCACAGCATACGAGACTTTTTCACCTTGATCGAGTAGGCGGGTATAGTCCGCGTACAGGTCGATATACCGGGCATCTTCCAGACGGATGCCGGCCGCCTGAAGCCTTTTCAACAGCTCCCGGTTAAAGTTTAATATCTCAATCACTTTCATACAACAAAAAAATTATATCTTTGCATCGCCAATCATTTTTTAGACAACAAAAAAAACGTCAAACCGTGACAGAGGGTATTTGCCCCCGGTCGCGCGGTTTGGCGTTTCATGTTTATAAAAGTGATTGGCGTTACTTTTTAACAGGCCGGGGGCTTTTTTCTTATCCTCCCCCGAAGGATTTATTCCACCCGGTACTTCTCCGGATCAAAAGCGTCTTTCTTCCTCCAGCCGTCAGACAGCGTGTCCTGAACATGCTTCATGGCTTTCGTGTAGAAATCGGTCAGTTCCTCCAGTGTGACGAACTCCCGATATTGGGGAACCTCATCCGTACCGAACTTGAATGTCACGGGAAGCGTAGCACCACCAGTCTGTACGGCCAGATCATACGCTGCCTTATAATTGAACTGGTTTTCACTTGACAGCCATACCGGCATACCTTCATAGAGAAAACCGGAAAGTATCTCACGGTCAATTTGCTCATTACACCAGTCTGTAATGACGGACTTTATAGTATCCATGTGAGGTCTGCCGACAAAGCCTTCCTCCATGTAGGAGGCGGATCCGTCCTCACGTTCCTGTACATCCCAGCGGATGCGCCATCTGTTGCGTGCCGGGCTCACGCACTCGATCAGTTTTATCCCGGATGTTCCTTCTACCCGTTTCATGTAAATATGTATTTAGTTCGACCCTTGCCGAAGGTTTCCGTCTTGATGGTGGTCTCGAACGGGAAGCCGTCGGGCATATCCTTCACTTGCAAGAGGATGTTCTTCATCTCCTCGCTGTTGGTAAAGAACTTTTTCGGTTCACCGTTCATCTCAATGGCCACGATACAGCGGTCCTCGCCCTGTTCGGTCTTGATGCCCGTCTCGAAGTCCTTCACCACAATCGGTAAGTTCACCAGCTCCCGGATGCTTACCACCACCCCGGGAAAACGTTTCTTGCCGTCCTCCGGCTTGTAGGAAACGTTCAAGTCTTTAAATGATCTCATGTCTTTGCCTGTTAATTTTTTAAACAACGTATGACAGTCGGCGTGCTTGGCCATCCCGTAGAACGACGCTATCAGCTCACGCCTCCTCCTTCTCGATTTTACCTCGTGCATTTTTCGGGCGAACTTCTGCTTGATGCGCTTGCGAAGGCGGACATGGTCCGCACCGAAAGTCACATACCCCAGAAAGTCGATGCCCTCGCCCGGCGGGAACACGCGCTCGTTCCCCTTCACCAGGAGACCGGCACACTCCATGCGCCCGTGGACGGCATCACGAATCTTCCACAGTTCCGCTTTCGTTTTACCCAGTACGACGCCGTCATCACAATAGCGGTAGAAATGACGCACGGCATACCTGTCCTTCAGATAATGGTCCAGATACACAGACAAAAGCAAATTGCCCAGCCCCTGCGAGCTGCGCAGGCCGATACTCAGACCTTCAGGCATCAGGCGGATAAAGCTCTCCAGCATGGTCACGAGCTTTGCGTCCTTGAACACCCGGCTGACGCAATACATCACAAAATCCTGCTTCACGCTCTCGTAGAATTTGGTGATGTCAAACTTGTAACAGTAACGTGTACCATCAGGGTCTTCGGCCATGTCACGGCGGACATACGCCAGGAGGTCGTGCATCCCCCGTCTCTTGATACTGGCGGAGGTGGTACGGATGAAACGTTTCCGCAGATGGCGGTCCACCACCGCCATGATGGCATGCACGGCGATGCGGTCCTTCATCGGGATCACCTGAATGCGGCGTAGCTTGCCGCCCTCGATGATCTCGCGTTCACGGTAGTCCTTCACGCGGAAAGTACCGGATGCGATCTGCGCGACCAGCTCCTCCAACACCTCGGGCTTATGCGCGAGCAGATAGCACCCCTGGCGGCTGCGTTTACGCTTGCTGCCGCGAAGGACCTGCCGGAAGGAAGCCTCCATGTTGGAAGGCTCCACGATCTCCTCGATGATATACCCAACCCTGCGCATAAATTACTGTTTATTGCTTTTAATACGGGGCCTTCAATCCCCCGGGCCCGGCTTCTTCGAACCGTTTCCGGCCTACCAAACCCTACCCGACACTTTATTTTTCAGTTTTCCGGCCCTTACGGACCGCTGTTACTGCGGCTTGCCCCCCTCGGCACCACGGTGGGGACAAGTCCCCGGTGTTGTACGCCGATTAAAATTTCCTTTCGATTGTTGTTCAGACGAGAACCGATGTTCGTGTTCGTATTCGAGGAATCGTTGTTCGCATTCGACATCGAAACACCGCCATTCGGGTTCGCGTTGTTGTTGCCACGATAGACCACACGGCCTATGGGGAGGCGCCACCTTTCAAATGCAAAAGTACTATTTTCAAATTATTATTTAACAAACAGATACAAAACCTGACGTCAAAAAAATATTTTTCGACGGGCTGACGCCCGTAATGAACGGCGTTCCCCTGCTCGGGGAACACCGGATGTTTTGTCGCTTCGCTCCCGCTTTGACGCTTTACGCGGCCGATCATGCAACCTCGCTTATCGCTTTAAACGCCACGGCGCTCGACGCCTTAACGAGCCGGCCGCGGAAGGCCAGACGAGAACCGATGTA